CATGGTCTTGGCATCAGGTGCTTCAAGACCAATTGAGCCATACGCACCAGCGGAATACGCATTGTCATCCGTCTGTGCCGAAACGGTGTAGTGGAGCGTGGTGATTACGCCATCAGCCAAAGTGCGATCGCACTGGCTAACTTTCCAGGTGTAAGTGTTTGCCATGAAAAAGAAGCAATAGGGTCAGTTTAACTTTGACGCCCCACGTTGCCATGGGGCGGTTGCCGATCAACAAGCCATTAGTACGCAAGGCACGCAATAGCTGTTGTCTGAGTAAGTAGTAGAGACTGTGGTGCTAGTCACCTTTGCAATTGTCTTGGAGCGAACGATGTCATCGTCTTGAGGTTTAGCCGTTCCATCACCAGCAGACATCAATAGATCTCCGCGAGCAACTGTTGTTCCTTGTGCAATACGAATAACAAAGTCACCCGTCATAGCGCAATAAAAGTCGTTGGTGTAGGTGTCATCGTCATCGTCCCAAGATTGGAAGACGCCAGAAACATTTTTATCACTTTCAACATCGCTTACTTTCATGCGGTTTAATTGTTCGTTATCTTCTTTCCCCCATTCGCACATTTCATCGAGGTTGCTTAATACAGAACCACGAAGAATTTCGGCGCGCTTCGCACCGCCTGCAAGTTGTGACCATCTGGCAAGGTGAGCACCGACAAGTGTGACAGATCCGCCGTCAACGTTAATAGATCCTTCTGTAGTATTGGCTTGTCTAAAGTCTATTAGTACACCATCATTGCCTAATCGGTTAACAATCAGCGGATTTCCGTTTTGCCGAGACATTAGTGTTTCTCCGCTGCTACGTATTACTGTTCCAACGGCTGTTGTTCCATTAGTGGTTGTCGCAATTAATAAATTACCAGCACTATCCAGGCGCATCCGCTCGGCTGCAGCTGTTAAGAAAGTCATATCGCTGGACTGATACCCAAGGTAGCCTTGATCATTAGCACTATTACCTAGCTGCAAAAATGCATTAGCCGTAGGACTTTTAAGTAAACAAACAGTAGAATTTCCAGCTAATGCGTCAACGGATAAAGTAGCTGCTGGAGAACTGGTGTTAATCCCAACTTTGCCCGCGCTGTTGATGCGTAGGCGAGTGGTGCTACCTGTTCCAAAACCTAAATAATCATCGTTGTGGTTGTATTCCACAAATCCTGCATATTCACCTGCTCCACCTGAGTCGCCATCAGAGAAGTAAAGCGAACCATAGCTTGCCGATCCAGATCGAATTGTTATACCACTGTTACCACTATCTGCAACAGTTAAATTATCGGCAAGTGCTGTACCTTCAGTCGTCGTACCCACCAACAGCCGCCCACTTGAATCAAGGCGTGCTCTCTCGGCATCATTTACACGAAAATACATTACATTGTCTGAATGCGTATAAGCAATTTGACCAATGTTTGTATCTGTATCAGCAAAGAAAATACTGCTTTGACCGGCATTACCTGAAGTAAGCGCAAGTGTTGCATGTGTCCCGTTGTTTATATCTAATAATCTTAATGGCGATGTTGTGCCAATTCCCACATTGTTAGGAATACCTTTAAACAGACTTTCGACCGTGATCTTTTTATTTTTATCAACTGCAGCAGCTTCGCTGACATCAACAATCGTCAGCAAGTCGCCTGTGGCCTGAGTGCCCGCAGACATTGCGGACAGTTCGGTTATTTTGCGGTCGGCCATGGGAATTAAGTCTTGATGACGTACATCATGGCTATGTTACGCGGTCTTGCCTCGTTTCCACCTTGATTAGCAACAGTTGTGGAGGTTGAAACCGTAATTCCTGTTGTCTTTGTAGAAATTCTATTGTCAATACCAGGAGTTGTTGGGGTGTTATCACCTCTAGGAGTAACCGCACCAGATGAGCCCCCAAAAGACCCGTTGTTATACAGCAAATTGTGGAAGTGGCCTGGATCAGTAACAGATGAAGTTGAAGTTGCTGAGTGATTGTGCTGTTTGTTTTGGTCGCCCTGAGAACTAGCAAAGCTACGGCCAGAGTCAGTGCCCTTGCCGTCGTCCCAACCACGAACAAACTCGCCGCGTAAATCTGGAAGGTTGAACGTGCTGCTGCCATTACCTGCACCCCACGTCGTTCCAATAATCGTGAACAAGGCAGCGTAAGTCGTTCTGCTAATTGCAGAACCATCACATTTTAAATATCCCGATGGCGCAGTAGTTGTTGCCATCATGTGAACCGAGCCAGTCGGCACAGCCTGCGGCAAGGCAGTAAAGCTCAGGTTGCCGCTGCCATCTGACTGCAAGACATCATTTGCATCGCCATCGCTGTTAGGCAAAGTCAGCGTGATGTCGCTGCTTACATTTGATGGAGCCTGAATCGCAACAAAATTGCTATTACTGGTGTCGCGCAGCCTTAGTGCTTTGCGATCCCGAATCGTGATGCCATTGCTGTCAACGTGAGCACGTCGCGTCCCACCAGTGACAATGCTGAAATCGTCTGCACTATTTTTGAAGAACCCAGTGTTGCTGTCCCCGCTAAAACTTACCGGCAAACTACTAACCGTGCCTGCTGGAACGGTCACGTTGCCCGTAAACGCCGGGCTAGCAACCTTTGCCAGTCCAAGATTGGTCTCGTTTAGAGAGCCAATGGTGATGAAAGACGTATTAGTTCCATTCCTAATTTTCAATTCATCGGTCGATTCATCTGCCCATATCATCCGAGCAACAGAATTAGCAGCACTAGGTGTAGACGAACTCGCATTTAGGCTGTAAATCGCAGCCATGTTGGAGTTAATATCCGACCGGACGCTCGCTCCAGTGTCATTCTGGATCGGAGTAGATTTTGTCTCGTTTACAAAGGACATCAGCCAATCCCGTAACCAACGGCAGTCCAGTTCACCGCTTTGGCAATCCGGTTGTTACTGGAATTGTAGACCGACACGCCAAATCCGGTAGCCGACGAACTGCTAATGACGTAGTAGTCACCTGATGCGTTAGTCGTAAAGACAATGCCGACGGAAGGGGCAACATAAAACTTGTTGCCAGCGCCGTAGGCCACCGACACATCTGCACTGGTGCTAGTCGTCACCGAGCCAGTCACTGAACGTCTTGGCATTGCAGCTTGAATACGCAACTGATCGACAGCAATTTGCTCCTGCGGACCGCCAGTGCTGAACTCTGCCTTGACTTGGTAGCCACGAGCCTTGAACTCTGCATTGTTGAATTGACGCCAACTCGTAAACGTTGGGGAACCCGCTGGATCGTCCTGCGTGGTGCGGATATACAACTCAACGTCACAGGTGTTTGGTGAGACACCGTCAAAATCAGTGATCAAATCAAAATTAGGCTCATCATCAATACGTTCGGTATAAGGGAAGAAAGCACGAGCCCGCAACGTGCTGTCCAGCCTCAAGCTAAAGACATCGCTCAATGTAAACGTGTTTCCACCGTTAAATACATACGTTCCAGACGTGTGCAATTCGCTGTCTCCTTGCAGCACATAGGTTTCTTCGTCCTCCAATAACAACGCATTACCGTCTTCAAGGTCATATTCACCAAGTGCGTTTAGCTCGTTACCTGTAGTCGCTAGCTCTAGCTCATTGTCTACGGCATCAACCGTCAAGTTGCTTTTAACCCCACTAAATGCTGTGTCTTCTGTAGAACTCAACGCACCAACAATTTCAACGCTTTGTAGATCAGCCTTTGTAAATTCAACCAATGCTGCAACCAAACTTTCGCGACCACCAGAGTCAACAAACTTGGCGCTGTACGTTCCAGCCTTAAGGTCGGCATACGCTTCAGTTGCAGAACCTGCAATCTGCTGAGAAATACTTGTTGAGGTTTGCCAAGTGACGGCACTTAAATTAGGCGAATGGCGCAATCGCACATAACCGCCAACACGGACATCCAAGTCAGTGGCTTGCGTCCAAGTCAAACGTGCCTGTCCATTGACCGGAATCATGCTGAAGTTAGCTACATTTGCCGGTGCAGCAGTTTTTCCTTCCAGTTGGAAATTTGCAGCCGTAATTTGACTACCTTTACCCAAGGAGTTTTTGGCTTGGATCTGAACATATAAGCGACCTGCACGCAAAGTTCGTAGAGTTAGTGAAGGCGAAGATGTGTTTATAGCTTGCCAGTTGTCATTATCGACTCGGTATTGAACGCGGAACTCACTGACGTTGACACGATCATGGTTCCAACTAACTGACGCACCAACATGCACGCTGCTGCCTTCTTCGTATAAAAATTCATCAACACTAACGCTGTCAACTGCGTTGGGGATCAACGATAGATCGCTAATGTCGCGATTGGTCAGCTCAACATCAGTTTCAACTGCGTCATAAATCGTGCTGTTATAAGCAACAGCACTGACGCCATAAATACCCTCTCCAGACTCAGCTACAGATACAACACGAAACTGTTGAGACTGAATCTCGTCGTTCTGGAATAAGAATACCGATCCAACAGCTGGTACTTGGCTGAATGCACTGGCAACGTCAATTTCTACTCCATCAACAATTAAATCGCCCTGCAATATGTAGTCGTTGCCATCCTCAAGTAATAAAATATCTCCATCCTCAACCTCAAAATCGCCAACAGAGTCAGTCTCCTCACCACCTACAAACGTGATGCCGCCAACAGGAACATTTCTTTGCTCAACTAATCCAGAAGGTAAAATAACTGACAGCTTTGGATTATTGGCAGCAGCCAATGAAGTCACCAGACCATCAGCATTGTCTGTTACAACTTTTGTTGTGGTTGCACGCTTGATACGGCCTGAACGACGCGCTCCAGCACGAACAGGATCAGCAACATCAATGACCATGCCAGGTCGCAAGATGATGCCGCTTTCAAGCGCAACGCTGAACTGAATCGTTTCAGTAAGATTTTGTTCGCTTAAAAGAGTCCACTTACCAATTCGATTTGCTTGGCCCTGGCTGTAACAACCAATGGCCTTAATGTCCTTTTTGATGATGCCGTATTTGGCGACCGCATCATGGTCCTCAACGTATTCATATTCGACATCGCCACGGGTGTCGTATGACTGCCAAGCCACAACAACCACGGTGTGACGTGCTTTCTGGGACGTGCCTTGATATTGGAAAAGACCGTCAACAACATTGCTAGGGCTGAGCAGGTACTGCGGATCAGACGGCTTGTCCTGCAGCAGCTGCAGTGTTCCAGCACCGTAATACGCAATGCCACGGAAAATAGCCGTCATCTGCTGGATGACGTTATAAACCTCATCCCTGCTGTTAATCAGCATGTTGAGGCTGAAGCGTGGCTCTTGATTGCCCGCCCCATTATCGACAAGCTCATTGCAATACTGGCTAATTGCAAAGAAGTCGTACTTATCTAACGTTGACTCTGGAACGCCAGCACCGTAACGCTCACTAATCAGCAAGTCGTATAAACACCAAGCTGGATCATTCGTCCATGTTGCGGCTTGGAACGTGCCATTCCAGATGCCGGAATAACTTAACCGACCAAGATGCGTTGTCGTATCTACCGTCGCGTTACTTGGAATCTTGACTTTGATTCCACGAATTAGATATTTACGGGCTGGAATGCTGCTGAACTGACGAGCGTCAAACCGCAGGCCAACTAATGCTGAGTTTGGGTAGCGAAACTTATCATCAATAATCTCAGTAAAGCTTTGAAAAATTGTAGTACTGGCTCGCTTCTGACTTGTTTCGTCGGCGCTGACACGCACCATCCGCACATCAACAGGAAAACTGCCAGTTAAGTTGACTAAATAATCTCGCTGATAACGGTTGCTGCTTTTACCGCTGATCGTGTCAGTAATAACGTCGTTATATCCGCCGCTGTTGTACTGAATCTGAATTTTAATTTGTACGCTATTGCCGACAACATCCCCATCGTCCTCTAACACCTGTAACGCTGGAATCGTCAGCGTGACACGCAAGCGATCGACATCTGTGTCTGTAATGCTGCGAGTTACTGAGGTGGCTTTAACAATCTCAACACCAACGCTTGTTTCTCGTTCTGTTGTGTTGAATGGTCCGGGGAGATGAGTCTGGGCTTGCGTTCCAACACGGGTAACAACACTAAACCCCTCAAAGTTGTTGGTGCCGTCAGTGGCTTGAATTGGTGTGTCGTCTAAGAAAATACTTTTGTTGCCGTTCTCAAGCCCACCAATTTCGCCTTCGCTAATTACGTCAAGGACGTTGGCAAACTGTGTTGACTGGAGCGTATCGTCCGCCTCAGTTGGCGTGCTACTGCCGCCACC